TCTTAGCTCAGTTGGTAGAGCAGTGGACTGTAGTTCCATGGGTCACCTGTTCGAATCAGGTAGAAAGGAACAGTCTTCCATAGCTCAGTTGGTAGAGCGTGCGACTGTTAATCGCAAGGTCATCGGTTCGACCCCGGTTGGAAGAGTTTTTAGATAGTTGTCCACTATGTAAAATCTCTCAGTTTAGTATATGACATATGTTCCAAAGAAGATGAACCCAGCATGGCGCTGGATGCGTTCAAACATCGTGAACCTTTCCTTCACCGCCAATAAAGTCGTAGTCATCCATGATTGGCGACTGGCTGCGTTAAATATATTCTTCAGTGTGGTTATTGTGGGGTGGGTTATATTTTCGTTATTTTTGGGTAAGACCTACATCGTCACCGAGGTACCAACGGGGGTCGCGAGTGCGTGGGGTCTCGCTTCGACCGACTATACTTCTACACAGACGGCTATATACAATGGTGGTGCGTCATTTTGTGACAGTCTCACCGACTACAAGTTCAAATATTCGGATGATTGGATCTACGATACCCCGGTGTGTGCATACTATGCGGGTTCTGAACTTATTTCAAAGTTGCCATCGGGAAATGTTATGTTTTTCACTACACACATTCATGAAACAATCAAACAGAGGTATGTAAAACCTGGTGGTGGTTGCTTAGCGGATCCAAATGGTCTTGGTGCAGCCACAGAAGTGATGGGGAGATGTGAGCACTCCAAGTCTACAAACTTGTTGGCTCCCGGTATAGAGGATAGTTACTTCGCATTCAATCACTATTTCGATTCCGTTGTACAATCTGGATCAAAACCAATTACCTACGTAAGGGTGGAGGGTTCCGACGAAAATATATACATCTTTGAAAAGGGGGAAGCTATTCGTTTAAAAGTTTCTGAATGGTTGGACATTGCTGGAATTAAACTCGATAAACCCTTCAATGAACAAACGAGTGGATTGGATATTACAGGTTTTGAGGGTGCTGGTGAAGATTCAGAAAAATACCCCTATGTTCGAACAAGTGGAATACGTTTGAACATCGAGGTCAGGTATCATAACTTTCATTTGGACAAGGAATTTCAAGTGAAAATTGGTAATGAAAATGTATACGCTGTCATAACGGTATCCCCCAAGATTGGGTGGTTTTCTAAGGGTGATGAAATCTTATACAGTCAAGATCCTGCCACCACATTTGACATCGACAACCCAATTACTTTGACTACTGGTCAACCAAATGGCATCTACTACGATTTTTACAGGTATGGTATACTTTTTGATATACAGCAAACGGGTTTAGTTGGAGAAGTTGACTACGTGTTTATTCTCATTCAATTGACTTCGGGTGTTGTTATGTTGGGGGTTGCGACCACATTGGTGAGCTTCATCGCCAAATTTGCTTTGGGTAACAAATCTGAAATCTATCGGGGTGTGATACAGGAAGAATACGAAGTTGGGAGGGAAGCTGCTCGCTATGCCGCTCAGGCGTGTGTAGCGACGAAGAGTTTCAAAGACGCCGATGAGGATGGTAAGGGGGACCTAGACTTCGATGAGCTGAGGGCTCTCATAAAGGAATCTTTCTCTAAGAATTATTTGGATGAAGGTAATGATACACATTTTACCGAAGATGAAATAACCGGGATGGCGTACTACCTCATGAGGGCGGCAGATGATCACCTGAATGACAGAATATTGGACCAACGAGAGAAGACCCCAGATGAATTGAGGCACTCTAAGATTTCTCTCCACGAGTGGCAAGAGTTATCGACGAATGGTGTTTTCAAATTTAAAAATCTGAAGGCTACTTCCACGGAGCATATAAAAAATACTGGTTGGAAGAGGGACAGTCTTAAACAGAGAAAGAGTGTATTGAACTTAAAAACTCTCAACGAGGTGTAAGTAAGATGCTTCTTCTCAAACCATTTACGTATATTAGGAATAGAATGGGTGTAAAAATGAGTGCGTTCACGGAGCACTCACCACCCCCCACTAAAATTAAAAAAGATAGGGAGTTTGGAAGTTATTGTGTCAAGGTGACGGTTGAATCAATTGATACGAATGGTTCTATAGACAAGACTTTCATCGGATACAGTGAGAATATGAATATCACGATGAAAACTGAGTTTGCGTGTGAAAGATTTAAAACACACGGTCATACGTGCGGTGAACCAGTGATGACCATCAGGGGTGGAAAATGTGATGAAGTTATCATGATGAAGGATAAGTTTGGATCAATTACTCGGGTTCAATGATTTCTACATTTACTGGTGGTGCATTCTCCACTATCTCAAGTTCGTACTTATTCTGTATGACTTTAGATGGCGTTACAATAACTATTCGACATACTTTTGTCGTTAAAATATTTTGGGGTGGAACGACTATTGGTTTGCATAGAAGTGAATACATCTAAAGATAATATACGTTTTAAAATAAATGGACCTCAAAGAACTCAGGAAATATTGGGAGTGTATACGAGGTGAATATGACACCCTCCCCGGTGATATTTTTATAAGTGAGGAACCCCGACCAACTGGTGTGTGGGAGGGTTCAGATAGTATGAATGAGGTTATAACTAAGTATGGAAATGGTGGTTATGGTTGGTTAAAGGGTGGTCAGGACCACGTTCAAAATTCATGGATAAGTTGGCCATTAATTTGGGAGGGTAATCCCGTAGTTGGAAATTGTGGTATGTGTCCAAAAACGTCTGAACTACTTTCAAAGATCAAGGGTGGAATCCACATCGCTGGATTTTCCTTAATGAAAGGTGGTGTAAAATTGAATAAACATGTTGACCACGTTGGTAAAAATTATAAATTTACCTATCATCTGGGTCTAAAATGTCCAAGTGGGTGTACACTATACCATGACACATTGGGGGATGTTAGCGAGGAAGATGGAAAGCACATAGTCTTTAGTGCGAGAGTTCCCCACTGGGCTGAAAATACTTCAAATGAAGAACGTGTTATTCTATATATGGAAAGTTATGCCAACTCTTCAGCATGATATCACTTTCTTCACACCATGGATATACTTCCTCACCCACAAAGTTTATCGCTCGAATACCGTTATCTAGACACTCGTCGCAAATTGCTTTGTTGTCATCGATAATCATACCGAGGTTTAGAGCTCTGCATATATCAACCTTTTTCACTTCATGGGGTGTATAACTATTTGTAAGTATCACATCGTTAAAGATTCCTGGAAAATAGGTTTCTATCCAAGTTTCTGTTTGTTCTCTAGCCATGTCTTGACGCCCGGTGACGACATACATTTTTTGACTTCTTTGACGAAGCCATTTCATGGCGTTTTGTGATCCTGACATTGGTTTGAGATTACTAAAGGCTTGGGATTTGTAAAACTCTTTGACAAACTCCTGAGATTCCTCTTCAGTTATATCGAAAATTTCGCGGTACACGTAGTTGTATTTGAGTTTCTTTGGTTTTCCAAGTCTTCTAGAACGAGCCATTGGATATAGAAAATTGACTAAAACTTCATCGACGTCAATTGCGATACGAGCCATTTATGTATTACAACATTATTCATAATCTCTAATTACCACACCAACGGGGAATCTCGGTACATCCAGGTCAGTTAGGTTTTGAAATCTAACGGTAAGCATTTTACCGATGTACTTCTTTCTGTCCCTGTAGTGTTCCTCTCTCTGTTTAATCGTGCCTTCGGGTCTGACATTAAACTCTCGACCATTGGTCAATTTACACACCCAAACGACGGCATCGGCATCCCTCCCATGCCCCGTCTTGGCCCCGACAATTTCGTATTCCTCCGTCTGAAATTTCTTAAACTTGAGGAGGTAGTTGCTCCTCTTCCCAACTTCGTAGGTGCTGGAAGCCTCCCGAATCATGATACCCTCGTAGCCCTGATCAACAAAGTGATCGTGCCACTTTTCCACGTCAGACTTCTTCTTGAGGAGTTTGGTCTCGACACTGACACAGTCCATCCTCTCCTCAAAAGTGAGTTCGGGGCGTTCGAGATCAAAGTAATCGAAAATGTAAAAGTTCAACTTGGTGGGGTTAGTCTTGAACATGCTGGTGATTTCCTCAAATGTCATGTTAGGTGCATAGCATTCTCCATCTAAGAACTCCCCCTCCCTTAAACCGTCTCGGAGATGATCGAGACCCTCAACGGGTTTACCAGTTCGAGAAAAGCATCCATCTTTGGAAACAATGAGGCGAACCCCATCCAGTTTGGGTTGAACGTAGAAGGGGGTGGAGATGTACTTGTGACGTTCCTCCCACTTGTTGGCCAACATGGGCATCACCTGGACACCCTTTAGGTGCTCATTGTTCCACATGGTTTGAGCACGGGCACATGCCTTTTCGTAGCCAGTCTTGACGTTGGTTCTAGAAACTGCAACCTTTTCAGTTCCCACCATACCAGTACTCTTTACGATGTCAGCGGTTCCATCTCCCAGGTCCTCAATGTGAATGTCAGTGAATCTCTCACGACCGTTTTTGTCTTTTCTGATAAGTCGTTCCATTGTAGTCATATTTAATTTCTCAACTTTAATTAGATGTCCGAAATACCGGTTGTAAATTATGGTAGAATGGAACGACTTAGGCCTCCAGAATTCACATCGGTCCCTATGAATGTGAATACATTTTGTATCGTTTTTATAGTTTTATGTATTTTAGGTCTATATAAGCGTTCCGTCAATATTAGTCAACGCAATCAACAATCTTATATTTGAGACACTTACTGGGGGTGAGGTACAGATCCTTCCTCATGAGACGCTTAAATTTCTTTTCGGGGATTTCAGTCTTGGAGAGGTACATCTTCTTGATTCTCTTCATAAACTTTTCAGATGACTTGAGTTCATGTTTGAGTTCTTGGAAGTTACCCCAAAATTCCGTGGAAATCTGGTGAATGAGGATATAGGCATCCTTACCCATTCGTTTCTCAGAGCCACCGAGTAAGACAAATGTTGCCGCACTACAACACGATCCCTGTGCGATAGTAACGACTTTTACACGAGATTTCTCTAGAACATTCATCATGTTGAAGCCCGAAAATATGTCACCACCCTCACTCATGATGTGGACGCGGATCTCTGGTTCATATCCGAAAAGTTCAGCCTTTTTCTTGAGAAGTTCTATTTCAAGTTTCTTGAAGTTCTCAACGAATTCTAGAGCATTATCTCGGTCAATAGTCCCATAAAAGAGAAGCTCGTTTCCCACAACTCGCACACATTCTTCGAGTTCAGTTTCTGTTTCATCCTCGTTCGTATGCATTCTTCAAGGCTTTCTTTACTCTTGTCACGTCTCTTGATTTTAAGCCATTTCCGACTGCAAGGTGATTTATAACATCAAAATCTTGGGGGGTAATTTTATAATTAAGGAGGGGCTCCAAGTTTCCCTTCTCGGCGTACAACTTTAATAAACACAATTCTTCAATTCCCAATCCATTTGGTGATTTTTTATAAATTTCATTGACTTTCTGTTTTCGCATCTTATAGTTTCCATGTTTAGTCCAACAACTCCCCGGTCTAATCTTTTCTCTTTTAAGGGGGTCACCTAGAAAGGTTTTGGGTATCGTTAGGGCGTGGAGAACAAAGTAGGGCATGAGATTCCAGTTTCCAGAGGAGTAAATGTGACTATCAAAATAATCCGCATTTGAAAAGGAATGGGAGATAGCTACAGTGTTTACACCCACTGAGTTTAGGTAATTTTCTTGGAATATATCCCACATGTGACCATGTTCACTTATACTGTCATATATTTCAATCGGTTTGGGATCACATAGTATATCAGTTATAAATTCTTTTGGTGTCTGGAACATATCCATTTCATCATAGTCATCTAAATAGGTGAAGAAGTTTCTAATATTTCCTTGTGAACGTACGGCTGCATTGTATGCTTTGGTATCCGAACTATCTGTCAATCTCAACAAAATTTCAGGTTTGTGTTTTGGAATAAATATAGTCTCGAAGTTTGGGTACATACACATATTTGTTGTCGTTACTATGAGAGATCCGCGTGTAATTGGGACGCCATCCGAAACCTGTTCTATTATTGGTTTAAATATGGGATCGTAATCCTCTATAAATACATTCTTTGTGGTTGATTTAATAAATGGTAAAAAATAACATTTACTTTTCAGATGGTGATTCTGTAGTTCAACATGTGATGTATCTTTCAAGGCTTCCCTAAGAATGTAGGATTTTCCAACTCCAGAGGATCCGCATATAAATATATGTTTACCTTCATCTATATACCTACGAACGAGAGCAATTTGTTTATCATGAATTGTCACTAGGGGTGTGGTATTGTCTTCGACTTTTTTTTGTGGAATTATTTTAATGAAAGAGTCCATCGATGATCTTACTAATCAGGCAATAGATTTGGTGCTCGAGAATGGCGCACTACATAAACGTATCGTAGAACCTTTAAAAAGGAAAATTGTACCATATGTTGCTTGTAGTTTGTTGACCAATTTGATCATGGTTATTACTCTGATCTACCTTGCTCGACGTCTGTCTCTTCTTCAGGTTCCCCCTCTGTAGAATCTTCCTCTTCCTCATCCTCATCACCTAGGGAGGGGCCAAAGAATCCTTCGGGTGGTGGTTCATTCTTTTTCGATAAGAATTTACCTATCTTCTCGAGGGGGGTCCCGGCAGTCATCGCCTCAATTGGGTCTATCGTCCTCGGTAAAGTGAGTAATGGAATTGAACGCACATTGAGAATCTCTGGTTTGGTAAATACACTGTCTAGGGGATATTCATCTTCAAACTGCTTCAAGACAGACTTGGGCACCGAGGGTGATTGTTCCAAGAGGCGGTCATACTCGGTTTTACATTCACCAACGAAATCTAAGCCTTCCTTACTACGCTCCCCCCTATCTAAGGCTAACATAAGACGAATATTTCTGGAAAGCATACCGAAAGCCAACGCAGCTGTTCGATGGTTTTCCATGAGTTCGTTAATCTTGAGGAATTGGGATATAGTCGCTATGAGCCCTGCAGCTAGGTTTAAACCACCAATTATAGAGGGAGCAAACGACTGCACGTTCTCTGGAAAGGTACCCTGGGCGAAATTCGCGGTTCCAGTTATAGTAGAAAGTATAATAACTGGTAAAGTGAACCGAATACTGGAACGTCGGTAAATGAAAAATGCGCGATGATGCATATACCTGTAACACGCAGAGGCCTCACCCCACTGTTTGAGTATATTTTCGTGACCATCTGTCCATGACAGACGCATCTCTTCACGGGAAATCTTTTTTTCTTCCGTCATTATATAATAGATGAATATAATTTTCCTGATTCATCTAATTTTTTTAATCGGTATATTAGTTATTCCATTTACAAATAATAAAAGATATCTCCACTTTTATTCAATTCTCATACCATTTCTATTTTATCATTGGTCGGTGAATGATGATACATGTGCAATGACACAGGCAGAAATGTACTTTACGGGGAAGGATAAAGATGAAACATTTATGCACAGATTGGTGAGTCCGATATACAAGATGGAAGAGAATGATGTCAATAAATGTACAAAAACACTGTTTTTTGTTCTATGGGGAATCGTACAATATAGATTGGGGTATTTAAATATAATATTTGAAGATTTCAAACAATTAAAGAAACGCAGTTAGTATAATATACTATGGAAAGTAAAATCTACAACGAGATATCCAGACTCGTGAGGATGCGTGAACTTTGTCACGAAACCTATCTAGTAAATTTGGAAGATGTTCAAGAAAAAATTGAAAAGGTTGATAACCAAATTAAACAGACTGAGTCTACTGTAAAGATTGAAATACTAGAAAGGCAGCGAACCCTTTACAATAAAGAGATTAGAAAACTCGACAATTCGATGGAGAAAACCACCGATACATTAAACCAAAAAATTAACATACTTCAAGTTGAGCTAAATAATATACAGAAGGAAAGGGAATCATTTGAATACAACATTGAAAAAATCAGAAATGGTATAGAAAATGAAAATACTGGTGATGTTTTCATCATGTTTTCCAACGTCCTCAACGCACTAGAAATTCTCAAGAAGGAGAGAAACGAAATCGATCAAAAAAGTGAACACTCGTCTTAAAATTGTAATACATAAGCATACAGTACGCATCAGCTATATCATGCTTTCTCTCATATGGAATCGTATCCAAATCTATATACTTTCCCATCTTGACAAGAACACGCTCTTTCCGCTCCTCGTAGTTTAGATGCCCCATCCCAAAGTGTGCGTGTATTGTCAGGGGTGAAATCAACAAAACCTTATCCTTGAACATATAGTTGAGTAGAATCTCAATATTCGTAAAGCCTTGGGGTGGTTGTCTCTCTATAAGGATTCTCTCAGCCTTGTCGAACACGTCTTTATGGTCATCTACAAATAAAGGAACTAAGTCAACAAAGTCATTACTGTAAATGTATTTGTAGTCTTCTAAACTTACCTTTTTCATGTACTCAACTTTAATCACCGGTCCATTCCCACACTCAGCGAGGACGAGACCCATATTGTGGAATCCTATATCTATGGCCAGGACCTTCATGTCTTTATGTCAAAGATTTTCTTTAATAATAGTATATGAAGAATAAGACTAAGATTCAAACACTATGGGTGGCTCTCGTCATACTCATCGCCGCTGTAGCATACTTATGGAAGAATCCCCGAGTCATCACGAAACGGGTTTCGAATCCAGCCCCACCTCCACCAATGATTCGGGTCCCCCCTAGACAGACATTCGAACAAAGGCGTGAACCAGAATTTAGGGGTCCTCCAATCAAGGAGTACAAACCCGGACGCATGCAACAAATGGGCTTACTCACCGGACCGGGTGACGAGACCCTCCCCCTCTACGGCAAGGAGGTTCGTGGTCGCCGTGACAGGTACCACTACTACACAACCACTGGCGGTGAAAACTTGTACCCAGTCCCAGTGAGCCACAATGCTAGGGACTGTATGGAGGACATTGGGTGCCAGGAGCTCTATGGAAATGAAACAGTCTCAGTGACTGGCAAGACTGGTTCATTTGGGGTTAATATGTACAGAACCGATAACTTTTTCTAAGAGTGTATTAAGAAATGATCCCTCTTATTATCGTTGGTTCCCTCGCTACTCTTGTAGCCTATACTTACTTTGGACCCAATCTCATTTCATCTGAAAAGGCCAAGGAATATATCAAATCTGGAAAGATTAGGGTGGTCATAGATGTCCGCACAGCGATGGAATACCGCACTGGTCACTACCCACGAGCCATACACATCCCAGTGAATAAAATCAATAAAAAAACAACGTCCGAACTTCCCAAAGAGGGTTTACTCGTCTACTGCAATACTGGACAACGAGCCAGATTTGCGGCAGAGAAATTGGAAAACTTGGGTTTTAAAAATGTGTACTACATCGCTGGGCTCTATTCTACTTTGTTAAATTAATAAGTCTATCAAGTCTCGGTTTTTCTCGATTTATAAACACTAAGACTTCAATTGGATCTCTCGACAACTCAACAGAACCATGTGTATTTAATGGATGCACATATTGAACACGAATCAAATCTACTGTAACATGTTTCTGACCCGAAGCTTGACTATAGTGAACAGCCAACGCAGCCGCATCCTTCTTAGTTTCTTTTGGTAAGAAATCTCCATCATAAGAAACTACGACATGTGAACCCGGCCACCCCTTGACATGAAGCCACCAATTCGCCGCATGACTCGACTCAGTGAGTTCATAATTCTCCTTGGCATTTGTACCAACTCTAATAGTAATTCCATCCGGGGATTCATATGTCTTCATACATGTTAATATAATCTAATCTTTATTAATGCACGTCATCTTAAAACCCAGTCCATCAGTCACACACCGGTACAGAGTGACTTTGCCATGTAAAAGGTCGATAGATTTTGGGAAAAATGGGGTTGACTACTACATTGATCATGGAAATCCCCGTATAATGAGGGCACAACTTCTTAGGAAAGGGGGTATCATTCCCAAGGAGGTGCGAATTGAGAGAGATCCCTATGAAATACATAGGGGTATGTTAAAAGTTAGGGAAAGTACTATAGAAGATTGGGATAACTACCTTTCTCAAGAGTATTGGGAGCGTTGGTTACTTATGTCATTTTCTCATGTACACAAGTCCAAGCTTTGGATGGCGACACAGGAGGGTGTGCTCTTCATGCCCGTCCCCGAAGATTTCTGGTATTGCTCTAATTTCCGGTAGAACCAAAGCCACTATCACCCCGGAGGGTTTCCTGGAGGAGACCAATTTCCTCAATGGGTGGGGTCTCACACTTCTCTAGGACCAACTGTGCGACGCGGTCACCCTTCTTCACTTCAAAATCGGCATCACCCATATTGAAGATGATGACTGAAATTTCACCGGTATAATCAGGATCGATGACACCGGCACCAATCTGAATGCCATGTTTTACAGCCAACCCAGACCTTGGAGCAACCCGACCATATACCCCTGTGGGGAGTGATACCGCGATGCCCGTGGAGATGAGCCCTCTTTTACCTTTTGCGATAACCCCATCACAATTGCTATAGAGATCGTAGCCAACAGCACCA